ATTTAAAAATCTACTGGAAGACGGTGCTCGAGAGGCCTATTTGCGTCCCTGGCACCGTCTAGAGCGCGGCTTGCGTTTGAATCGCATCCGCCTTTTTATTGAAGAAATTGCCCCCCAGTTTGAAATGAGCAAAGAGCACCGCGACGAGTTTTTCATCTTCCTCCAAAAGGCACTTGATAAGAAGTTGCTGAATACGCTGAAAGTGGTACAATACGATCAGGATACACAGCGCATCACCACCATTCGCGGCCTAGAAATCAAACAGGATAATGGGGTACTTAAATGGAACTTTAGTATTAAGAAGCCGAGTACGGGGACCACCCGAAAAAAGAAGAAGGAGGAGATTCCATCGATTTCGACGATTCTCACAAAAATTGAGGAGAAAGATTCTACCCCCTCCACATAGAATGCGAACCTTCAAGGAGAAACTAGTGGATTGGATAACTCTATTGGATCAATGGTTATCCGACCCAGAAGATGAGGTACAACTGAAAGAATGGAGTAGCAATGCCGAGGAGCTAGCGTATCCCTATGAGTTTTCGAAGAAAGAGCAGCCCTATATCGATCAGATCATTGAACTATCGATCATTCAACTTCAGCGACGGATCCATGCGGCCCCTCCACCTTCCACTGTCTCTCAGGAAACCATCGATGCGCTCCTCTCAAGAAAGCAGACGGAACAGCGCACAGCGGCATGGTACGAACAGATGGCAACCGTCATTTCCGCAAGTGAGCTGGGGAACCTATTCGGCTCTGCACACCAACGAGCACAATTTGTCCTTACCAAGACGGTCCCGCCTCCTCCGCGGTTTCAACCCCTTGCGACTCCCTCTGACCGTATGCGCCCCTTTGATTGGGGTATTCGCTTTGAACCAGTCGTGAAACAGATCTACGAGTACAAACACGGAGTGACCATTAAGGAACTGGGACGAATGCATCATCAGGTGGATCCTCGTTGCACAGCCTCGCCTGATGGCCTCATTTCCTTCTGTCCTGCAGGTCTTCGTACAGGACGACTACTGGAGATCAAATGCCCCGTGACACGAGAGATTGATGGAACGGTCCCAAAGGATTACTACGCGCAAATGCAGATGCAGCTCCATGTGACAGGGCTGCAACAATGTGACTATGTGGAGGCCGTCTTTGTATCACGCTATAATCAAATGCCGCTGAAAGAGGGCCCTGTACTTTATAATGGATTCTTTGCAGTCATCCGTTTTGCGGAGCCGGATGTGCCGTTGAAAACGGCACAAACCCAAGACTTCTATTATGCATACAGCCCCGTAAATGCAACCTCAGAATGGCAGCCCGACATCAAGGACGGAGAAGAGATCATTGAGATCACGCCATGGAAATTGTCTCAATGGAGCGAACAGTTGATTATGAGAAATGAGGATTGGTGGAAAGGAATGCAGCCCCACTTTGAGGCGTTCTGGTCCGATGTTGAAAAAGCAAAACAGGGGGAATTTCAGGTACCCGATTCCACGCGCCCCTCGAAAAAACAGAAAACGGAGAAATGTATGATTCAGTTTAGTAAGGATGACATCGTATGCAATCTGATTACCCCATTCTCCCTTTCTGCATCTGCACAGATTACCGTACATAAACTGGATGAGGACATGATCGATGCCTAATTCGCCTCGCTCACACTCTTTCCCGTATTGTCGGAAGGAATCGCCATCGGATCCGCCTTGTAAAAGTTCAAAACAAGTTCCTGATACGGTGACGAGCAGCTATCAGGATAATTACGCTTATAATTGTTCGTTAGTTGGCGAAAGTTACCCGTCTTATCAACCATTCTCTCAAAATTAGTGGCGTAGCAAGAGCGGCTATTCACGCAGGAAATGGTTTCGTTTAAACGAGGTGGCGACATCTCATCCGCTAATAAGTGATAAGGCTGATGATTGTAGAGATCCGCGGGGCCTGGGCCATTAGGACGAAACTCCACAAGGGGATCATCTTTTTTGATATCAAATTCATTCTTTTCAGCAGGTTTAGTTGGATTCGCAAAGGACTCCCAATAGGAATAGTACGGGTAGCCAAAGAGAGCCGCGCCAGGTCGCTGCCACCAGTATTTCTGCGAGGGAGGAGCGTAATGGGCCACTAATTCAGGTGTATAGGCCGGTCTCATAGATAGAAAAAGAAGGGCAAGGATTACGATTCCTATTGCAAGGATGCGATAAGTCGACATCTACTCTACTGGGCGCGATGGTTAAAAATTGATTCATCGATTCATTTTAACTCCATGCTAGAACATCGCGCACCGTTGAACGATTCCGGAAACATGTCTATGATTAGTATGCAAGTGGTAAAGCGCAACGGCAAGCACGAGGATGTATCGTTTGACAAGGTGCTGAATCGAATCCAATTAGCGGCACAGGGCCTGGAAGTGAATCCAACCCTGATCGCCCAGCGGACACTCCTTCGAATCTATGATGGTGTCAAAACCTCGGAGCTCGATGAACTTGCCGCGCAGCTTTCCATTTCGCTCATGACGACCAATCTCGACTATGGAACCTTGGCCGCACGCATCGCTGTTTCCAATCATCACCGCAATACCTCAGACAAATTTACCGAGGTCGTCCATGAACTGGCGAATCAAACCATGGATAAAACGGGCGAGCCGCTCAGCAATGTCTCCCAGGAATTGGTGGAGCTCTGTGAGACTCATGGTGACAAAATCAATGCGAAAATCGATTATGATCGCGACTACTTGTTTGACTACTTTGGCTTTAAAACCCTGGAGAAAATGCAGTATCTGCTGCGAAACACAAAGGGAAAGACGCTGGAGCGCCCGCAGCACTTGATCATGCGCGTGTCACTTGCGTTATGGGGATCCGTCGATCTGGACCGTGCCTTTGAAACCTATGACCTTCTGAGCCAAAAATTCTTCATCCATGCGACGCCGACGAACTTTAATGCGGGAACGCCGCGCCAACAACTTAGTTCATGTTTTCTCCAGGCAATGAAAAGTGACTCAATCATCGGGATCTATGACACACTAAAGGACTGTGCGCTCATCAGCAAACACGCAGGCGGCATTGGACTTCACATTCATGACATTCGCGCGAAGGGCTCACTCATTCGGGGTACGAATGGAACGAGTAATGGTATTGTACCGATGTTGCGTAACTTTAATGATACTGCACGCTATGTTGATCAGTGCTTTACACCTGATACACTTGTTCTCACACAGGATGGACCCGCACCCATTTCCACTATTCTACCAGGCCAAAAGGTCTTAACCAGCGATGGAACCTATCATAATGTATTGAAACAAGTCATTCATTCCTATTCGGGCACGATGCACTCTATTCAACTCAAAGGACACCCCGTTCCTGTAACGGTTACAGAAGAGCACCCCATCCTTTCCGTTAAAACAGATGGTCGATCACTAGAAATTGTATTGGAACAACTCAAGGCAGGATTGAAAGAGAAAGATTACCATGAAATCAAAGAGCTATCTGTGGGAGATTATGTTGTATTTCCAGGCGAAGTCTATGTGCAAATCGAATCTATCCAATCAGTTCCTTATACAGGTCCCGTGTATGACTTTGAAATTGATGGACCCCATGATTATACAGTAGCACATCTTGGTATCGCCCATAATGGTGGCGGCAAACGCAATGGATCCTTCGCAATCTACTTGGAGCCGTGGCACGCGGATGTGGAGGACTTCTTGAAGCTCAAGCTCAACACAGGATCCGAAGAGGAGCGCTGCCGCGATCTGTTCTATGCACTCTGGATTCCTGACTTGTTTATGGAGCGGGTGGAGCAGAACAAGCCATGGACGCTCTTCTGCCCGTCAGAAGCACCAGGCCTTGCGGATGTGTATGGTGATGAATTCAGGGCGCTGTATGAGAAGTACGAGCAAGAGGGTCGAGGTCGCAAGCAGGTGGATGCACAGAAACTGTGGTTCAAAGTGCTGGATTCGCAGATTGAGACGGGTACGCCCTACTTGCTCTACAAGGACGCTGCAAACCAGAAATCGAATCAAAAGAATCTGGGTACCATTAAATCATCCAATTTGTGCACAGAAATCATTGAGTATTCATCTCCCGAAGAAACAAGTGTCTGCAACCTCGCCTCCATCGCCCTCCCCACCTATGTCGAGCAAAAACAGTTCAACTATAACATGCTACGAAAAGTCGTCAAGGTCGCCATCAAAAACCTGAACCGTGTCATCGACATCAACTTCTATCCGACCCCCGAAACGAAGCGATCGAACATGCGTCATCGCCCCGTGGGTCTCGGCGTACAAGGCCTCGCCGATGTCTTCGCGCTCATGCGCGTCCCGTGGGAGTCAGAGAAGGCCGCGGAGCTCAACCAGCGCATCTTCGAGCACATCTACTTCGCCGCGGTAGAGTCATCCTGTGAGTGCGCCCAGCAAGACGGTCCCTATGAAACCTTTGAAGGCTCTCCGATGTCGCAGGGCATCTTCCAGTATGACATGTGGAACACAACGCCGCTCACCCTTGATGATGGTACGCTCGACTGGGAGGACCTAAAGGCCCGAGTAAAAGCGCACGGTGTTCGCAATTCGCTCCTCA